CCTAATCCGAATCCCCCATTCGGTACCTATGCACTTTATGATGAATAACTATGGAAACGATATTTGATATCGTATTAATTATAATTGCAATTGTTTTAATTGTTGCAATATTTTCGGGCCTGGCATACGGGCTGAATAAACTGTTATCACTACTACTCAATGATCATTAAATCTGTAGAAGTGATAACAATTTATGAATCACTAGATGGTGATAAGATGGTATATTCGCATGATAGTGGATCGTCTACCAACAAAATGATTAAAGAAGATAATTCAAAACATCATATTACCAAATGGTATGAATGGAAAGATATTCTCAAGTTAGCGTCCACTGAGCCTTCATTATACGATGCCATTGAAAAAGCAGAAATGATTTATAGATTGATTAAAAAGGAAACATAATGTTACTTATTGGAACAAGTCTCGGTGGATGTTTGTTGAGCCTATTGCGCAACGAAGTGTCCGAGGATGATGTTATGTTCATTGTGACACGAACCGATGCGCCTACATATGAACAATTTATGGCAGTAGTAGATGCTTATCATGGTCATGGCAATCCTTATGCTAGTAAACCTGAATTGTATGAAATAGGTGATTATCCTCTAGATAAAGTTAGAGACTTAGCCGCACGGTTGTGGTACAGTGGAAAGATTCATCAACCACGCACCATGGGCAGTGATTCAAGACCATATCGACATCCTATTGGGTATGGTGATGGATTGTGGCTAGAAGTAGTCCCAACCAATAGTAACACTACTCCTGTAGTAGTTGAAGCCTACGAAAAATATAAGATGTTGGATTCATTAACCCGTTAATACTCAAAAAAATATTTTGTTGAAACAAATAAATATTAAATATACATGTACTCAAGGAGAATAGTATGAGTTTTTTAAAACATGTAGGTAAACACGGTGATCGTAAAGTTGCTATAGTATTTCGTGAGGTTCCGGGTGAGCCACATATGTGCCTTGTAACTTACACAGAAACATTGAATCAGCATATCCATGATCCATTGATCCGTTGTATTGAAAGCGATGTTGGACAACATGCAGAATCATTGTCAGATGCATTAAACCGTACCTATGGTATGGACAGTAATCCAATTCTTTTCACCTTACATAAAGAAGGTTTATTAAAGAAAGTACAGACTGAGCAAATTATTGTCACACCAAATTCAAACACTAAAATCAAATTGAGTGAACTTAACAAGATTTTAACTGAAATGAAACAAGGTGAAGATGCAGTAAAACGAATGGCTGAAATGGATCAAAGTCGCGGTATGCAAGATCCAGCAACCGTAGCTCGTAGAATGCGTGAAAGCCAGACCCGTGATGCTAAAACACCAGTGGTAGCATCATCACCTGATGCATTGGGAGACAGTGTACTCGCAAACAACTTGCGTCAACAAGCTACCAAAATGGCAGCAGAAGCCAAAGGTCTAATGGCAGAAGCTGAAAGACTTCTAAAAGAAGCAGCCGTAATGGACCCAGTACAAGCTGTTCCAGAAGCTCCTAAAGCAAAACGAGCATACACTAAGAAGGTAGTAGCTGAATCTGTTGTTACAGAGGCAGCACCAAAGGTTAAAAAAACAAAAGCAAAAGCTAGTGTATAATGTCACCAGAATTCATTGATAAATGGGAACATATACTTGAGGATGTTGAGAAAAACAAGATACCAGTAGAGTTTATCAAAAAATTAGTAATTAAACTACAAGGTAAACGACAACATACAATCAATATTGAAAAGTTTTTAAACCAAGGTTTAGATCCTGAACAAATTGAGGAAATTGTGAGTAGAAAATTAAATGAACTTGATGATCTAGTGGTAAGTGTAGAATTCATTCTCAATGTAAAAAGTATCGCTGAAGTTGTTCAACCAGAAACAGATAGGTTTTTAAATAAATTATGAAAGCCGTAATAGCTTGTGATCCTAAAGGAGGAATAGGCTACGAAAACAAATTGCCCTGGAGTAATATTCAGGGCGATTTGCCAAGATTCAAATATTTGACTCAAGGGAAAGTTGTAGTCATGGGTAGGAATACTTGGGAAAGTCTTCCTAAAAAACCTCTATTAGGTAGATTAAATTTTATAGTCACTAGTCAGAATCTAGTGTTACCTTTTGGTGCCATTCAAGTGCCAAATCTAAATCATTTCACTGAATATAAAGAAGCATGGTTAATCGGCGGCAGTCAATTGATTAATAGCAGTTGGCATCTAATTGATGAAATACATTTAACTATGACCTTCACCGAATACACTTGTGATACATTTATAGATTTAGTAAAATTAAAAAATGAATATTCATGTTGGTTCAAAGAGGAACACACGGACCACTCATACGAAATTTGGAAAAGAAAATGAAGCAATACTTAGATTTACTACAGGATATATTAGATAACGGAGAAGAAAAAGATGACAGAACTGGTGTGGGGACAATTTCAGTATTTGGCAGACAACTTAGATTCAATCTTAAAGAATCTTTTCCCGCCGTCACTACTAAAAAACTTGCTTGGCGTGCTTGCAAAGGTGAACTACTCTGGTTTCTTGAGGGTAGTAGTGATGAGCGTAGATTGGCAGAGATCACCCACGGTAGTAAAGAAGGAACGGTTACTATCTGGACGCCAAATGCACTTGCACCCTATTGGAAGCACAAAGCGAAATATGAAGGCGACCTCGGTCGTGTCTACGGGGTACAATGGCGTCATTGGCAAACCCCAGTCTCTCATAAACAGGAAACATTCAAAGATGATTTCGGCAACTACTATGACAGGGGCGGTCCATTACACATCAAAGAAACAGATCAAATCAAGAATCTTATTGAAGGCTTGAAGAAAGATCCTAATGGTCGTAGACATATTATCAATGCTTGGAATGCAGGTGAGTTAGATCAAATGGCATTGCCCCCTTGTCACGTTATGAGTCAATTCTATGTTAACAAAAATAAAGAACTATCTTGCCATATGTATCAAAGAAGTCAAGATGTCTTTTTGGGCGCCCCGTTTAATTACGCAAGTTACGCATTACTTACTCATATGATTGCTCATGTCTGTGGGTATGGTGTAGGAGAATTGATTGTATCAACCGGCGATACCCACATTTATCAAAATCATGTAGACCAAGTAAAAGAGCAACTGTCAAGAGAACCATACCCCCTACCTAAATTGTGGTTAAATCCTGCAGTTACTAATATTGACAGTTTTACTATGGATGATATAAAATTAATTGATTATCAATCTCATGGGCAGTTAAAAGCCCCAATGGCAGTTTAATGTTAAAAGGAAGTTCTAGGAATAAATACTATATAGGAGGATTTATGAAGGGCATATATTGTATTGAAAATCTAGATAATGGTAAAAAGTATTACGGTAGTTCAAAGGATGTTGAGTGGAGATTAGAGCAACATCGCCGAGGACTACGTAAAGGAATTCATATTAACGTTTATCTACAGAGGTCATATAATTTACACGGAATAGATCGGTTTTCTTTTTATCTAGTAGAGGATATGGGTGATCCTACTAAAAAAGAACTCCAAGCTAGGGAACAATGGTATATTGATAACAACATAGATGGTTATAACATAGCCTCAGCCAATGGTGGTGACACGTTATCCAAGCATCCTGACAGAGAAATTATAATTGAAGATAGATCAAACAAGTTCCGTGAATGGATGAATAATTTAACCGACCAAGAAAAAAAAGAAAGATTTAGTAAACCAGGTAAAAGTAATCCAAATTGGCGTAACGGTGGAAGAAAAATATTATGCCCCATATGTAATACAAACAAAATAGAACCTAAATCTAAAACCTGTGGTGAATGTCGTGATAGATCAGGTACACAAAATCCATTCTACGGAAAAACACACTCGGAAAAAACATTGAAAACACTGAGCAATTTGGGAGGTAAGTGGATCAAAGGGATTGACCCTTCTTTGTTGCCCTATACAACATATTATGAGATAATTTATCCAGATGGGTCTATTAAACAAGTAGTAGGGTTAAAGTCTATTGCCGATGAATTCAATGTCAGTATCGCTAATGTCCATGCTACTATCAGTAGAATGGCTAAAGGTATAATGCCGAGCAAAAGTGTTTTTAAAAATCATCTCATTCGGAAATTAGATTGATAGACAAATTAAAGCAGATATGGCAGTATGATTGACTCAGAAGAAGCAAAAACAATAGGATTTGTAGCACATACTATTAAGATGAGTGATGTTGAAGATCCTGATTTATTTGTGGCACAGCCGATACATGAATGGCAACAAACTGAAGCAGGCAAGTGGATAATGAAAAATTCTAGTCCTAAACCAAGTTGGCATCGTAATCATGACATATACAACTATGGATATCAATATCAAATTAGAGCATATCTAACACACAAACAATTAACATATTATAAGTTGAAATACGAATGAATATACTGGTTACCGGAGGTCTGGGACTCATTGGTCACAATGTAGTTAAGCGACTACAAGATCAAGGTCATGTTGTGTCTATTATGGACACACAAACTAACTACGGCATCATTCCTCAAGATGAAATCGATTATCTCGTTGAAGAACGAACAAAGAAAATCAACTTAGCTGGTTATTACAAGTATGATATTTGTGATAGTGAAAAAGTAAGTAAAGTTTTCAACATCGAACAGCCAGAGATTGTAATTCATATGGCTAGTTTCCCAAGACAGAAAGTAGTAAACGCTAACCCTGCGTTGGGTAGTCGTACAATGAGTGAAGGATTGCTCAACTTGTTGGAAGCAAGTAATAATTATGATGTGCGCAAATTCATTTATATCAGTAGTAGTATGGTATATGGTGACTTTGTTGACGATGTGAAAGAAGATGCAATCTGTAGACCACAGGGTCAATATGGCATTATGAAATTAGCAGGAGAATGGCTAGTTAAAGATTATACCCGTAAGACTAATCTAGTGCATACTATTATTAGACCCAGTGCTGTTTATGGTCCACTTGATGTAGAAGATAGGGTTATAAGTAAATTTTTACTTACAGCAATGCGTGGACAAACTATTAAAGTTAATGGTGCGAATGAAACACTAGATTTTACCTATGTAGAAGATGCCGCAGATGGAATAGTAGCCGCCGCACTGTCAAACAATACAGAAAACAAAACATATAACATTACCAAAAGCCACAGCGTCACATTGTTAGAGGCAGCACAAATGGCGTTAAAATTAGTGGGTAGAGGTACGATAGTAGTTAATGATAGAGACCCTGATTTCCCTAGCAGAGGTGCATTAAATATTGATGCTGCCCGCAAAGATTTTGGTTTTGACCCTAAAATTGATGTACCAGAAGGCTTTAACCTATATTTTAATTGGCTAAAATCAAATACTTACTTTAACCTAGCATAAATATATGCATGTGGATCTTATCAATATTACCTGATTTTGTAACTCATATCATCTTTTTTGCGGGCGTAGTAGCAACTATTGCTGGATTTGTTCTTAATTTTATACCCTTCATCAAGCAATATACTCTACCTGTACAGGTTGTGGGAATATTATTATTGAGTTTTGGTCTATATTTAGAGGGTGGATTAGCAGATCAAAATGTATGGAAATTAAAAGTTAGCGA